GCGTCCTTGAGACGTGACGAAAACTGTGCTAAAGCACTAAACTAACCTACCACACCACAAAACTCCCTAACACAACCTACCTTACAATATGTCCGCTACCGAATCCAATATTGTCGCGCGGTTGAGCGCGGCAAGAGTAACAGAACTGGGCGTCCCTGGCTCAGCGCTGTTCAACAAACTTGATGCCGTTCTGGCAGACAAGTTACAACAGAGGGCAGTCGCTAACTCTGTTGGGCACGCTCGTAAAGAGAGCATGCTGCTAATAGATGCGGCCAGTTCCGACATGCTGTCGGTAATTGATGACTTGTTCCCCAAGTATACGCGGGTGATGTACCCGTTGTACACTACTTTCGCTTCTGATATAGAGGCTTTGCGTGCGGCTGTCTACACGGCTATGTTCGACGATATACTCGTCGACGGTGAGATAATACACGTTGGGGGTTTTCAAGACACCCACGTCGTACACGGTCGCCACGTCCATTGCGAGCAAGTGATAAACGGCCCGATGGAGTACCATCGAGCGGTGAGAAGACATAGCGTTAGAGAACAGCTGTTCCGCAACGCTACCGCAGTCAAGACCGCAATGGGAGCCAAAGGGAAATTACCGTGGGAGATGATGATGCAGGTTACTGACGCTGCGCACAATTGCGGCAAACCTGCTACGTGTACTAGAGTCGCGGAGTACATGGTGTTCGACGTAAATGTGATCCCTCTATGTCAACAGCAGGTATGCGCGTCTATGATACAGCACTCGTGCGACTTGGCCCAGGCGCTTTTGTTAGTAGAGGACAATTCTCTGCTCGGTGGTGCTGGATACATATCGTGTTCCAAAGTTCGGGCTGAGTTTAATGAAGGTGACGGTAGAATCCACTACTCCTCGGATCAAGGCGGAGTTCCTGAGTTTCCACCGATCTCTAAAGCGGTATTGATGGAGTGGCTCACTACTACCGTTAGGCACGCGTTCGGTAGTACCTTTTACTTCGAGATAGTACAGCACTATGGCCCCTTTGTCAAGGTGCAGATAACTCGCGTGGTTGGTCAGCTACCGGTGAGAATCACCCACCGTCTGTGGGACTTGAATGCGGCGCGAGAAAATGGACCCGTTCGCATCGTCTCTGTTCCTCGCTTGAAAACCTTGACTTCCGATCCGAATGACATATCCAGCTATGTCACTGCTAAGGCGGTTATTCCAGAGAAGCTGTATCACGGCGTGCATAATTATGCCTTAACGCTAGGGCCCAACGAGTTTAAGCGTGCCAACTTGCGCAGGAAACTTAATGAGATGAACAACCGTGTTATAGTTAAAGGCACGGCTGTTGAGATCGTAGAGCCACTACATCCCGATACTGCAGAGTTGGTGGCCACGGAGCTGTACATAAAGACTTTCATCGAGAGACACGACGCGTCGCAAACGTTTAAGGCCTTAACGGCGCGCGCCGTCAGGGTCAGGCGGGATGCGGTGGTAAACAATCCGCTTACGTACGCGATGGGTGCGGCTATGCACAAATTTCAAGACTGGTGGGCGGACAGCGTCACTGACGGTTTACGTAGTTTTCTTGACGACGTTATAAAGAACCGGAGTACGTTGCTGGACGTCTGCTCTGAGTTACAGCGCGAATACACTGAACACACCACTTTAGTGCGCAGCTCTTGGAGAGACCTTCTACCGAAGTTTGCGGTTCCTGATTGCGGGGGTTACATACAGATGCTCATACGCAAGCCCATGCGCCGTGGGGGCGACGGTTCGGAACCTGAGTCTCCGCGCGGAGGCGGGGGACCAGGGAGCGGGAGCGGCGACGATCCACCCGGCGGGGGAGATGCGCCCGATGATAGCTCAACGTTGCCGCCATATCCGGGTACCGCCAGCAACGCGGGTTCTGACGCGCCGCAACTTCCTGTTGTGGCTCATCACGCGCGCGATTATCCACAAGCTGTAATTGTTCCGGACGACGCGGCCAATGATGACGTCGTTGAGAATGCCGTGATGGCAAGTAGCTCGACTGTACGACAGGTCATGGACGAGTGTCACATTAGGGCCGACACCGGCCCAGATGGTCAAGTAGTCGCGATAGGGCCCCAACGGGTTGAGGTGATCATGGATTTGGACGACCACGATCAACGCGGTCGAGCCATCGCTCCTGTGGCTGATTTCTTACAAGTCATATGCGATCAGTACCAAGCCACCTTTCCGTCGGTTGCAGCGGCGGATATGTCCGCGGATTATGAACTAGCCGCCTATGGGTTGATGGCTTATACCGTAAATGTGCCTTTCTTGCGTATGCCGGCCGACAACATAGTCGGGCAGATGCGCATGGTGTACAAGTCGAAGCTGAATGGTCCGAATCGTCCCAATGCTCCTTCGGAGACGCGCAACCTTTTGACCGGAGTGGTCAAGCGCAATGCTGATCCCAACGTGATAAAGCGACCCCAAGAGTATTGCATAAGTAATACTATGTGGGAGAACTTTCTAGCTCGTAGGTGTAAACCTGAGGCCAAGCAGATGTTGGCGGCGTACCGCGCGGAACCCATTCATGTTGCGTTACCGAATGTTGCTCGGTGGGCTGTGCGCGTAGGCGCAGACAAGGTGGCTAAGGTCGTCAAGCTATTTGAAGACCATCATGAGATGATGACCGAATATTTGCTCAATGAGTTCCTGTTACAGTTTAAAGGTAAGGTTAAGCCCACCTTGAGCCGTAATGCTCACGCCGCCTTCGCTAAGTTTCAGACCATTATGCATTACACGACGGAGATCAACATGTTCTGGTCTGCAATGTTCTCGGATCTCACCGCTCGCTATAATGCTCTGTTACTACCGAACGTGCACATCGGCGTTCGTGGTAATGACGCTGACAAAAGAGACCATATACGTATACATCACCCGTGGGGGGATGCTAATCTGGTCTACGTGCAGCTGGACATGAGTGAATATGACAAGTCGCAAGATATACGTGCACGTGAGTTCTTCGACATAATGCATAGTGCTTTGGGTATGTCGGATGAATATGTCGACAAGTGGTCGGCAGGTCAGAAGGATAACGTTGCGCGAAGCATGGCATTGGGGATGAAGCTCATTGTACCGTTACAGATGAAATCGGGTATAGGTACCACTCTTTGGGGTAACACAGCTTATAGTCAAGCTATAGCTGCTTGGCTCATGCCCAAAGTGGTGTACGAATTGGGACAAGGTGACGATTTGTACGATGTGCTTTCGGCCGAGGACTTTGATCCAGTGTCTTTGGCTGACAAGGCCGCGGCAGTTTTTAATATGCCGCTTAAGCTTATAAGCCAGCGTGTCATGCCCATGCGTACTGGGTATTTCTGCGGTAAGTTCGTAGTATACGACAACTCTCGTAAGGAGGTTTTTCTCCTGCCGGATCCCATAAAGGCGGTTGAAAGCTTGTCGAGACCTATTACAGAGGACGAGGCGAAGTTTGAAGAGATGTACCAGTCCTTTGAGGATCGAATAGTTGCCTGGAAATCCGATTTCCCGGTTGGTATTTTTGACCATATGGTTAGCAGGTGGTATGAGGCACCCGACCTTCGCGTCTCTTATCTAGTAGACGCGTTGATTTCGTCCGGCGCGGACAAACAAACGTTCCGTTCCTTATGGGAGGAACTCTTAACCGCGGTTAAGTGAACGACCGTTGTGGTCACAATTTTTATTATTGGTATTTCTCCATAACACGAGGGGAC